CTATTTATGTACGTATGGCAATCTCTGGAATATACAGTATAACAAACACCAAAACAGGAAAGGTGTACTATGGTTCCTCCAACAGTGTAAAAGAACGATGGAGAAATCATAAAAGCAAGTTGGGAAAAGGTATCCACCCAAACCCTCATTTGCAAAACTCTTGGACCAAGTATGGTGCCGACTCATTTGAGTTCAAAATAGAGGAAGAAATCGCCACCGACAAACTTCAAGATGCTGAACAATGTTATCTTGACTGGTGCAAGCTATGTTCGTTTTGGTCCTATAACATAGGGTATGATGCTGAAAGTCCCACGAGAGGTATGAAGTTTGGTCCTCCTTCCGAAGAGCATCGTAGGAAAATAGGAATGGCAAACAGAGGACACAAAGGTCCAAACCTCGGGAAGCATCTTTCGGAAGAGACGAGATCGAGAATAAGTTTGGCACGAACAGGTATGCATTTCACGGAGGAACACCGAAGAAATATCAGTCTGGCGTGCAAAGGGAAGAAAAAATCTACAAGGAAACTCTATGTCTGCTAATTTGGATTTTGAAATCTTTGACGGCAAGACTTTTAAGGACTTGTGCAGAGATGTAGTTACAAGGTCAGTGTCAAAAAAAGACCAACTTGATACGCTCATAGGAGACCTTCGTACCCTTATCAAGGGGCCGAATGATGTTGGGCAGTTCATGCCCCGCATTAAGGAACTCCTTGAAGTGGGAGTAAAGAATGACGAGCAACTCGTCAAACTAGCCGCCGTAGTCCAACGCATTGCATCCGCCCAAATCGAAGCCACGGGTGGAGAAGGTGCTGGCTTGACTGAATCCGAGAAGGAAAAACTGTTGCAGAATCATCTGGATGCTGTCGAAGCCCTCAAAGTCATCAAAAAAGAGACCGACGAAATCCCCGTTCCCAACATAATCAAGTAATCTATGTCCTATTGGAAAGACAGTTCAAAGAACACGAGACCACTGGATAGTTATGGTCTCGCAACAAGTCAAACTGCCGGTAAAGGCGGCAACCGAGAGTTTCACGAATTGGAGTTCGGGGTTGTCCTCGATATTGTATTGGATTTGAAGCATCCTATCTACTCGGGAGCACACCCGATGCAGACAAGAATTGATACGAAACGTTGGCCGGTGGATTTAACGGATGCCCCGCCTTCGGACGGAGACCCCGATTTGACTTGGATTGGGCGTGCCTTGGTTCGTCCTCTTGTCTCGGGTAAGATTACCGAAAAGGACCAACTCAAGTGGGCGTATCCTCTTGAGAACAACTTCACGGAGTATCCTCTCATTAACGAGACAGTCGTTTTGTATGAGCAAGGTGGACAGATGTTTTACAGCCGAAAGGTAAATTTTCGAAACTGGCCGAACAACAACATTGATTTCACAATCGAAGGTGCAAGTTCGGGAACGTCCAATACGATATTGTTTAGCAAGGCTCCGTTCACTGGACGACTAGAATCCCAAACAAGTTGGAAAGCAGATTCGGGCTATCACGGGTATGCTGGAAAGTATTACTATGCCAATCCCAAGATTCGTACTCTGCACCGCTTTGAGGGTGACTTGTTATTAGAGAGCCGTCATGGGTCAGAAGTCATCATGAAGGCGTTCGACAAGAATCGTGGAAACGATGTCGGAGACCCGAAGTATCCCGACTACACAAATGGTGGGAATCCAATGCTTATTCTTCGCAACCGCCAGCGTCAGTTGCTCAAGGTTGGACAGACACTTTCGTTGAAGCATAGTCCAAATCCTGCTACGGTGGTAGGAACCATCGAGGAAAAGAATGTAGGCGGGTATCTTGACGAGAATATCAACCATGATGGGGCATCTCTCTACTTGACGTGTGGTCAGACGATTAGCGAGTGGGTAACGACTTGCTATAAACGGATGTTCCACGATGAAAAAGATGAAGAAGTAGCCAAGTTCAAAGGCCCGAGCACGTTCAAGTATCCCAACCCAATGAAGGGCGACCAAATTGTAATCAACTCTGACCGACTGGTGCTATCGGCTCGATATGAGGAAATTTTGGCTTATTCAAAGAAGCGATTTGGAATTTGCACCGACAATGAATTTACGGTAGATGCTCATCAGCAGATTGTGCTAACGACCCATACCAAGACTGTATTGAACTCTCCTGCTATTTATCTCGGAGAGTATGACAATACGAATGAACCGATACTTCTCGGACAGACCACTATAAATTGGTTGTACGAATTGTGTTGCTGGTTGCTTACGCATACTCACTGGCATCACCATACACATCCAGATGCGAAATGTACGGATGGCGCTGGGTGTGATGTGAAAGAAGAACAGCCACACCAGACTCAAATACCAGTTCAGATTCATAAACTTACAATGATGCGAGACAGTTTGCATACGCTTATGAGTCGCCGAGTATTTACTGTTGGGGGAGGATTTTCTAACGGTCAAGATGGAGCATCTATTACAGAAGGAACTCCTCCTGTGAAAATAACCATAGATAACAAGAATAAGACCGGTGGTCGGGATGACGTTCATGCGCCAGATGGAATTCCACAGTCACCACCGACTTTGGCAACGTCCCCGAGTACTTCGGGAACTCCGGGTACGTTCAAAGGAATGAATTATCGCATGAGTGTTCCCGAGGCGGCGGCAATATATGGCGGTGCAGTTAGTGCGGCGTTTGGGCCGGGAGGGGCAGCAAGTGATACGCCCGCAGGAGCCGACCCAAGTGCTCCCCCACAAAACGACCAACAGAAGATTCAAGCGTTACAGCAACTTCCCCAAAACCAGCAGGCTGCGGTGGCCAAAGGAACTGGTTGTGGTGGTCGGCGAGCAACTCAGACAGGAATTTTCACTCCACCCGCAGGGCAAGCGCCTGTTACATCATCTGCGGAAGTCGCCACATGGAATGACCGTGAGGCACTTCTGACTGCCGCAGGGATATTGGAAGAGGACCATAATCCTCCATCTAACATCACAGTTGATGACTGGAAAACTGCTGCAAATACGTTTCAGTAAACACACAACATATTTATAGGATATGAAAAAGTCAGAACTCACACAACTCACACAGATAATCGAGGTTCTCGTAACACGAGAAATCAAAAAGCAACTTCCAAAACTCATCGGGGAGGTATTCCAAAACATGGCTGGAAAGTCAATGATTACGGAACATATCCAACCCGTCCGAAGGGAATATGTAGGAAAGGAAGTTGAAGTACCCAACACTCCAAAAAACCCACATGAATTTCGTGCATCTTTGAAAGAGCTATTTGCGGGGTCTCCACCCGTGACTAGAGCAGAATTGGAAGAGGGCGTAGCACCACCGCCTCCACGTAAGACCATTCAGTACGCCAAAGACCCTGTATTGAACAAGATTTTGAATGAAACTACATCTGACCTAAGACAGCGAGAGCGTATGACTGGATTAGCGGCTTTCAACGGCGGCTATAACCCCGGGATGCCTCCTGCTGCTGCCGTAGTGGGAGCAGGAGAAATGATGCCCGAAGCAGAAATGCCTGCATTTGCTCGGGGTATGCCAAACATGCCTGTTTCAGTTAGCCACGCTCCTGTAGTTCCACGGGAAGGACAAGATGCGCCTCTAGCTGCCATTCCCGAGGGCGTATCGGCCTTGGACGTAGCGAAAGCAGGCATAACGACCCCCGCAGTAACCGAGGCATTAACCAATTATGACCGCATGAAGAAGATTCTCGAAGCGTCAAAAGGTAGGAGATAAGATGGCTCTAGTCAAAAACATTCCGATTGGCATCACGTTCCCACTTAGAGATGGGAGCGTGGGCTATTTTGAGCAGTCCACCGATAGCTATACAGCTTATCGGATGAATATCACTAACCTTCTGCGGACAAAGCAGGGTGAACGCCGAATGAATCCAACGTTTGGTAGCCGTTTGTGGAATGCAGTTTTCGAGCAAAATGATGAGTTTATTGCCAAAAAGGTCGAATCCATCATTCGAGAGGATGTTACACAATGGATTCCCGGAATCACAGTAAAGTCAGTGGACGTAAAGTACCTGAATGATGACCAAAGTGTGGACCTGCGTGATATTTATAAACTATACATCGTCGTCACCTTTATCATTGATAACATCAGTGCTACGGACTCGGTAGAACTTACCCTCGACGTGAATAAGGTCTAAGATATGGCAACCAACGTACAAAAATCATTTGCTCCCAATAGCAAGGACATTCGCTACATCAACCGAGATTTCTCTCAGTTGCGTGAGGCGCTCATTAACTTTGCCAAAGTCTATTACCCGAATACTTACAAAGACTTCTCTCCTGCCGCCCCCGGCATGATGTTTATCGAGCAAGCAGCGTACGTTGGTGACATTCTTAGCTATTACACGGACTACATCTTCAAAGAAACGACACTGGAAAGTGCCACGGAACGCAAGAACATCATTGGTCTTGCGAGGTATTTGGGATACAAAATCAAGCCTTCTACCGCAGCAACGGGTGTTGTGAATCTACAGCAGCTTTGTCCTGCCGCTGATAATGGCTCGGGGACATTCTATCCCGACTCTAACTACATGCTAACCGTCAAGGAGAACACGCAGTTTTCCAATAATAACGGAGCCTATTACATTCTAACCTCAGCGGTTGATTTCTCTGTCAGTTCCTCGGTATCACCAAGGACTGAACAAATTTATGCCAGAAACGATGACGGAACTCCACAGTTCTTCTTGCTGACTAAGCAAGGTCCAGTAAGTTCTGGACAGATATTGAGTCGTGATGTTGTCGTGGGAAATCCATCCCCATATTTTACAATTCAGTTGAGTGAGACAAACGTCCTTCAAGTTCTCGACGTTGTGGATTCTGATAACAATAAGTGGTACGAAGTAGATTACCTTGCTCAAGGCATGGTTCCTATTGCGATTCCCAACGATGCCCAGTATGAGGGGTCATTGTCCCAGTATAAGGATTCGGTCCCATACATTTTGAACTATCTCAAGACCTCCCGCAAGTTTGTAACTACGATTGACGAAAACAATCTAACTACAGTTCAGTTTGGGGCTGGTGTTAACGGCGTTGATGATGAACTTGTAACGTTCGACTCGGACTTGATTGGTGTAGGATTGAGCAACATCAACGAAGTCAATGTGCCTTTGGACCCAAGTAGCTTCTTGAAGAATGAAAGTTATGGTATTGCTCCGCAGAATACTACATTAACTATTCGCTATACGATTGGTGGAGGGTTACAATCCAATTGTCAAGCCGATGAAATCCGTGACGTGGTGTCAGCCGTGTTTGATAATCCATCGGAAGGTCTGTTGCCCGAGCAAGTCAATTTGCTCAAGACAGTAGAGAATTCTCTGGCTGTAGCAAACCCATCTCCATGCACCGGTGGTAAGGACGCCGAAACCGATGATGAAATCCGAATGAATGCAATGGCAAATTTTGCCGCCCAAAACAGAACAGTTACTCAAGGTGACTATCTGGTTCGTATCTATTCGATGCCTGCTCAGTTTGGGGCCATTGCCAAAGCACAAATCATTGCGGATACCAGCTTACAAGTTGGTGTCAACAAAATCTTACTCGGGGTAGTTGACCAGAATAACATTGCCCAAGTCGTTGATAACAGTGATAACAACTACTTTCGCCGCATTGCCTATGACAATACGAATCCATTTGCCATTAACGTGTATATTCTGACCTACAATGCTCAGAAGCAATTGATGAAATCAAACCCCGCTCTCATTTCAAACCTGATTACCTATCTCAAGCAGTATCGAATGATTACCGATGGCGTTAATATTATTGATGGTTATGTCATCAATGTTGGGGTGAATTTCACTATTACGGTGTACAAAGGACACAACAAGAAGGATGTGCTGAGTAACTGTATCTCGTCGGTTCAGGATTTCTTCAACACTGACCAGTGGAATTTTTCCCAACCAATCAATCTGAGCCAATTGCAGCTTGAGATTGCCAAAGTTGATGGTGTGCAGTCTGTGGTGAACGTTGATATTTATAACAAGACCGCTTTGGATGGAGATTACTCTTCGGTGCAGTATGACATTGCGGCAGCGATTAAGAATGGGATTATTTACCCATCGGTGGACCCCTCGATTTTCGAAGTAAGGTATCCCGATAGTGACATCAAAGGCTCGGTACTCTAATATGCATCACTACATATTCCCATCACAAGACACGTATATCACCAACCGCCCGAAGTTGGATACGAAGAACTTTGGCGTTGATGAAATTTTCCAAGTAGGAACTGACAACTCTATTATCGGATACATAAGCGATACGACAAACTATACGTATGTCAATCAGTACTTCCAGAACTACAGTGCCCAAGATTTCACAGGAATTTTCACTGGTTCGATTTCCCCCGGCACAGCATCATTCACAGGGTCTCTTACGGGTGTTACGGGTTGTTTGACGGGAACTGGCTCGGGTGTAGATGTTCGCCAACAAAGAAGTCGTCAATATTCCACCGCTTCCTATGTTGACCGTGCGCTACTCAAGTTTGACTTGACGGCAATTTCTCAATCCATTGCAACGGGGAGTATTGTCAGTGCATCCTTCCATTTGAAAGTCAAGATTTGTAACGAATACCAACTTCCGATTGAATACAGAATATTCGTGGCTCCAATCAGTGAGAGTTGGGGGATGGGCGATGGGTATGCTTCTGATGGAGGCTCGGACGATGGTGCGAGTTGGGTCTATCGTGATTACTATGGCGGAACGCCGTGGGTAATGACGGGTTCGACTTTCATCCCCCAATACGTTACCCAAAGTTTCCGATACAAGTCCGCAGACCTTGACGTGGATGTGACCCCAATCGTAAACCAATGGCTCAGTGGTTCTGTTCTAAACAATGGATTCCCAAACAACGGGTTTGTTGTTATGTCCTCAGACGAATTCCACCCAACTGGGTCTGGGTTCCTACTCAAGTATTTCAGCGAAGATACCAATACCATCTACTCTCCTGTCCTTGACGTGGCATGGGGGAATGATTGGGAGTTCACGACAGGAAGCTTCTTCACAGCAAGTGCTGATATTACCACTGCGTCGGGGTCTTCCGTGACAGTGAACAGCAATGACAGTGGGTCATGGTTCAACGGAATAGGTGGAGTTCACGGTAACTTTACGGCTTCTACCGACTTTCGATTCGGCTCACATTACATCACTTCGAGTGGTGACATGACGTATTATTGTGACCATTTGGTGCAACAATTCACGGGAAGTTTGACTGGCTCGTTTTATGGAGTAGCGCAGGTCAGCAGCGATGGAACATTCTCAGGAAGTGGGGAATTCTATACGGATTACTTTACGGGGTCTATTGATGGGTTTGTGTTTGAGACGGTGAATCAATACATAAGTGGAACCTATATCAGTGGGACTATCAGCGGAGAAGTTATCATGCCCACAGCTTCGATAGAAGTATTCACTGGTCATCTCATGTCTCCCGCCATCTCTCTGACGGGAACGGGGTCTGGCCGTTATTACGACACGGCGTCATATTCGTTTGATGGGCTTATCATGGGACGGGGAATCTCGGGTAATATCGCAGGAGTTCCTATCATTGGCACCGCCTACGGAGTAATCAATGCGACAACCACCGTAGTCACGCTTCCAACCGAGTGGCATTTCTCATACCCAACGTCTCCGAATGAATCTCCATACGGGAATATGATACGACAGATTTTCAACTGCGGGCCATACTGCGGGACCACGCCTTGTGACCAGCCGGGAAACCCGTGGAACTGGAACAACTACAATATGGGGCCACATGGGATTCATCCGTATCCAGCGTGCAACAATTCCCCATATGCATTTGATAGTTTGTACTACATTTGGGGCGGCGACGACGTTGGATGGAGAACGACTCTTCCACATGCATCTTCGTCGGTGATAACATCCTCTTGTGGAAAATTCCATACTGTTCAACTGATGACGGGAACATTTAATGGTGGGAATTTTAGCGGAAGTTCGTTCTTTGCGTTCTATGAGAACTATCGAATTTCATTCGGAGTATTAACGGGTTCGTGGAATCCGTGGGTACTTGGAGGGGAAATTCTTATCATCAACTTCCCCGCAGTATATGATAACTATTACACTGCGTACCTTTACGGGCCATATGTTTTTGGACCGCTCGTGGGGATGTACACTACATCTGGTTCTTATAGTTCAAGTTTCGACGGCCAGTTTGTAGATGGTCAGTTTATCGGTGGAGTAGTCAACCTTCAACTGTTTGGAAATGCCTTTACGTCAAGTTTTGTTTACACAAGCAGCGTGAATATGTCTTCAAGTGTTCTTGCCCCTCTTGACATAAAGCGCCCGTTTAGTATTAACATTGGAAACTTGCAGCCCGAATATAAAGCAGGAGACATTATCAAAGTAAACGTCTTCGGACGAATGAAGTTCCCACTGAAATATTACGGAATCTCCCCTCAGCAAGAGCAATATCTTGTTCCTGAATTCTTGCCTACATCGTCATATTATGCGTTGAAGGACAACCAGACCGACGAAATCGTAATGGATTTCGATAGTTATACACAGATAAGCTGTGCATATCCAGAAGGAAATTACTTCCTTGTGGATACAACGTCACTCCCACAAGAGAGATACTATCGTATTTTGATTCGGGTTCAGGACGGGTCACAGATTGATACTATTGATACTGGCAAGACATTCAAGATTACAAGGTAAGCTATGGCTGACTTTTCCCCGAACATCCTACAATTTCAGCAGAACGGCACTTACGAATATAAATTCGACGCCGTGGGGAATCTGTATTTTAACAGTTCTTCGGCTGACTTCTCACAGGTTTATTTGGCTCTCCCACTGACCAATGTGGTGTATGACAATGCCAAAATCAAGAAGTTCTATGACCCCAACTTTCTTGAGTTTTCTCCCGACACAGGGTCGGTTGAATCTACGGCAAGTTTGGATACATTGACGCAGCAATTAGGTATCATCCAACAGGAAAACTCCACGCTGAAAGTTCAGTTAGATAACCTTATTGCTGAAAGTGGAAATTCGAGCAACGCCTCGGATTCTCAGGTGGTAAAACAAGTTATTTTGGAACTTCGGAAAGCCCTTGGTCAAGGTCGAATAGACGCCAACTTTTCGGATACATTTCCATATGCTCCGTTAACACCACAGTCAAACCAGAAGATATAACATGGACTACACATCATACCAGATGGTTTCCAATAGCTCAAGTAGTTTGAATACGGGTTCATATTTGAACTCGACGGAGTATTCCATGTTCACGAAGGGATTCCAGACGGACCTGTGGTTTGGTCTATCAGAGTATGACGTGGTTGAAATGGGGTTGTGGGATAGGGACAAAAAGCAAATCGGATGGAACACTCTTTACCAATCCAAGAGCTATGACACTGTAACAGTTGCGTACTACAATACGCTGAACAATGTTGTTACCTATTCGTATCAGGCTCTCAAGCCTGACTATATCCTCCACAAGACCGAGGACATATTGATGGACCCCGCTGACCAAGTGTCGGCATCCTTCTATATCCCGAGTGGAAGTTTCTTCCTCACATACAATACGACTCGTGAGATGGCGGGCAACCCCGACAATCCGCTTGTCATCAAGGATATTGCCCCATCGAGGAAGGAATTGAAGCTTTACCCAATCTCCGATTTCAACGACTCATACACGGCATTTTGCCAGCACAAGTTCTTGATGAACGACGTATCGTCGTTGTACGTGAATCTGGTAAAAGACTGCCCATATGGAAACATCTTCAACAAGGTTTCCCCTCTCTATACCAATGAGGTAAATACCATCAAGAACCTCTTCTTCATTCCGTCCGATGGTGGAATGCTGATGTTCTTCAAGAACATTTACGAAGACTTATTGCTATATTCTTCGACGCCTGTCCTGTCAGTGACAGGGTTGGAAGTCATAAGTCAGAACTTCATTCGCATACAGGGTATCAGCACGTACTTCAACAACTACCTTCTGTCGAACTCGACGATGGTTGTTGATTTTGATGCTATTGATACTCACTTCCAAGGCTTTGTTTCGGCGTCAATTGAACGAAAGTTCTCGGCGGCTGGTCCCCACCCATCGCAGGAATACGTAAATGCGAAGGCATTTGTGTATGATTACTTCACCAAGTATTTCTACACTCCAATTTCCACGACTCTTCGAGCAGCTTACAACGACAAGTATTTCGGATACTTTAAGAATGCTTTGAATGTTGGTGACAACCGTCTGCTCCCGATTCTCAGTATCGGCATGATGGATGAACGGACCAGTCCAACGGACCCACTTACTCTGCTTGTCAAGCTTAAGGATGAATTGCCGACTGACCTTCCAGCGCAGACTCATTGCTGGGTCTCTAACATTTCGCTGGTTCCGTACGTTGTCAGTGCCATTATTAAGGCTGACGTGTCTCAAACCGTCCATACGATTGGGCCTCCGAACTTCTCCATACCAACTCCTAACGCAAGTCTTACAAATACAAACATGGCCTATACGGCTAATGATTTGAAGCAAGACGATTCAACGGAGCGTCAAATTGCGATTAGCAAAAACATCGGTGAGTTGTCGGTGGATTATACAAATTTCAGTAACTTTGTCGTATTCTCGTCTGCCGAGATGCGGCTCAAGATTTTCAAGAACAAGGCCATCAGTCTCTACGGTCTGAGTGCATCGCTTGAAGCATTGAATACCACGGCTACGACATTCCTCGCAGCCAGTGGGAGCATATACCCATATTACGACAAGGAATACACTTCCATTCAGGGGCAGATGGATAGCATTGTCAGTACCTTTGATGGTTATGAATCCTACCTGTACAATCAGGGAAACTATGACTATGAGAATAGAGCCTTCGTTAGTGCCAGTTATGTGGCCGACCAAGACACTGCGGCAACGGCGTATGACAAGGATAATCGAGACAGCTTAGTCAATACCTGCCCCGAGCATGTTCTTTCCAATTCTGACAATGATGACTACATCATCTTCTTGTCAATGGTGGGTCACTTCTTCGATAACATCTACATTTACATTGCCAACATGCCGTCTGAAAAGAAGCTTGGCAATGACCCGACGAGCGAATTCACTCGCCGAGTGGTTGATTACATGCTCAGTACGTTCGGGTGGAAGCAGGACGACTCCCTTGAACAAGCCAACCTGCTCAACAACTATCTCACCAGTGACCAGATGGCAGGACTCAACCAGATGTCCGCAGAAGAGAGATTGAAGACGATTCGTAATCGTATTCTCAATACTCTCCCTCAAATTTTCAAGACCAAGGGAACAGAAGAAGCCATCAAACTCATCCTTGCATGTTACGGCATACCCAACGTTCTTCTCAGCGTCCGAGAATACGGTGGAGTAACATACGATGACCCGAAGGCTTCCTATACCCTCTACGAGCGTGTCTATATGCGTCAGTGGGACACATCATCACGGTACGACTCGTACGATTTACAACTGCCAACTGGCTCTCATACTTATCTCTTCAAGGTGAGTGTGGATGGGTCGGAACCATATACTTACGGCAAGGAACAAATCTTGTTTGGCCGTGTGGAAGGAACAAACCGACAATCCATTGCTGGCTCGGGAGAATGGGCGGTTGGATTTGTTCGTATTCCGAAACAGAACACGGGACAACTGTTCTTCCGAATCGGAACCAAGGGTAGTGAAGCATTCAAGATGTACAGTCAGGAGTTCCCACTCTTCGATGGAAATATCTATAGCGTAATGCTTCGCCGTAATTACCCCGACCTTGGGTTTGAATTTGACCCTAACTACGATGCCATTCCCGCCAAGTACGACCTGTTTGTAAAACGCAATGAGTTCGGAAACCAATTGGTTAACCTGACTTCCAGTGCCGTTTGCTATGACACTGCCTCTAACATCCGCTTCGGTGATGGAGGTCTATTGAAAATTGGCGGTTGGTTTGCTGACCAAAACGGTCAGGGTTACACGGGCTGTTTCGACAAGTTCCAAGTATGGAGAGACCCCGTTCCCGATGCCAACGCCGAAGATTACACCAACAATTTCAGTGCTTATAGTTATCGTGGAACAGGTTCCATCCCATACGAGTCGCTGTATTTCCGTATGCATACGGATTACCCGTTCAACCAGCTTGATACGGGTATGTGGGTCAATGGAAACCCATACTTCGCAATATCATCCTCCATGAAGTTGAACACGTTGTACGGTGAATCTGACGCCAACGTGGATTACCTTGTCAGTTCAATGGCGTGGTCAGGTTCTACTATCATGGTGGATGGTCAATGCGGGCCAGTATCACAGTCGGTGTATCCGTATCAGTTCAAAGTCATTGACTACCCAAGTACTTGGGGCATTTCCAAGTACGGCCCAAACAGATTCCGTAATGAGAAGACCCGTTTCGTATCACAGTCGGTAGAAGCCCGCTTCGACAACTTGGGCCGTTCGACCTATGTTGACCCGAGTGCCACGGCTCCCGATTCAAACCAAGTAGGTTTCTTCGTTGACCCACAAGATTTCAAGAACCGTGACATCGTTCGCTACTTTGGTAACTTTGACTTCATGGATGCCATTGGAGACCCCGGGTATCAGTACTCTGAAAGCTATGATTCGCTGCGAATGTTCCGAAAGGAATATTCAAGTGACCGCAATCAGTACAGCGGTAGCCGAACACTCTTCAACGAAATACTGACCACTTACAAGCTGTATTTCAACCGCTCCGTGTTTGAAAGCATAAAGAATGTCATCCCCGCTCGTACCAATGCGTTGCTCGGAGTCGTCATTGAGCCAACCATTTTGGAGCGTCCAAAGTATCAGTTGAAAGCGATTGACAGTGTGGCTGATTTTGCAGTGACGGCCTCGATGAACCACTATGCATTTGATAGTGCATCATTGGTTAGCATGAGCGTACAACTCATTCCAACTCAATCGTTGAATTTGAATTTGGGATACCTTTCTCTTCCCAATGCGGATTATCCAGTCAATTACGGCGGAAACTATATTCGAGACCTATCAGATGATTTCGAGCATGGTCATTTTGCGGCGGGTGTGCCTCCACGCACAATAGATTTTAGTGCCTATCTGCCATGTTATGCTAACAGTCTTATCCTCGATGGATATTCCCCGTTGACCGTTCAGTTCGTAAATAACTCTTTTGGTGCAACTAAGTACGTCTGGGATTTTGGTGACGGGCATAGTAGTACTGAGTTTGCCCCGTCTCATACTTATGACGAAGCGAGGACTTACACTGTGACATTGGTGGGATACTATGGAGCGTTCGGGCTTCACAAAATTCTTACTGACTACATTACGGTCAAAAATTACGTCATTTCGGCTGATTTCGATGGAAATCCGAAGAGAGGCATGGCTCCGCTGGAAGTTAGCTTTAGTAACCTAAGCACAAATGCCAACACCTATCTCTGGCAATTCGGCCCTACTTTAACAAGCACCGCATTTGGTCCAACTCAGTCCTTCGTGATTCCGGGCACTTACACTATCATGTTGACTGCAACATCGGACCCAATAGGATGTGGAACTACTTATTCGGACATCGAGAATAAGCCAAGTTACCTTATCATTGACCCGCCAGCGGATAACTGCGGTGGGCCTTACTTACAGGCGTTTGCAGGCGGAAACTTCGGAGACAAATCTTTCAATCAACAGTACGTTGGTTCGCTCGGACATCTTACGACTCCTGTGACGTTCAGTTACGATGTAGCTACCAGTGCTTCTCGTTATGTAGTAACCATCAATGGTAATACAATGTTGGATACTCTGTGGCTATGCAGCGGCAGTGCAGACCAGACAATGGTGGATAGTATTAACGATGCTATGGCTCCTTATGGCCCCAGCCCGACCCCGGCGTATCTGTCAGCTTCTATTTCCCCGACCAACAATCTTGTGGCTACCCCGGGAAGTGGCACCCTTTACTTCAACAAGACGGATGCTTTCAACATTACAACGGTCAATGTTTACAATCCGTTTAACACGACTTGCAGTTATACAATGAGTTGTCCAACGCCAGAACCGCCTCCAATTGTCATTCCGCCGACACTTCCATGTGGTGGAGCTATAAGTCCTTCGGGGAATGCAGTTCCATATCCATATTACAAAGATTACCCAATTCAACTTGGTTCTGGCACCGGAACTGTTGTACTTACCTTTAGTGCTTACACTGTTCCAGACCGATTCCAAGTTATTTATGACGGCGTTGTTGTTATAAATCCACAGGGGTATTGGAACGGAGCAATGAGTTCCGGAAATAATAACTATAGAGCGGCGTTGAATGCTCTTGGATTCACTGAGGCTATCCGAACTGCTCCACCGCCCGCAGCCCCGGGCGCATGGTCAGATTCCTTCGTTAAGACAACAAATACGCCATATGCAATTCTACGTGTGTGGTCGCCGCTGGCGGGCACCGCTTGGACCGCAAAATTGGCCTGCCCCGTGTAAGGATTTGATTTATGAATGGTGAAATATTCTTCAACATGTTTAAGGAACCACACCCGGTTTACGGGAAGTCTGAGTTTCTGTTGAAACGATGGCAGCGGCAGACAATTTATGCTAAGTCAGGGTCATATGTTCGTTCGGATAATTCTTCGGAGATTAAGATTCATAGCAGTTCCATTCGCCGCATGACAGCTACGACAGACTATATTATTCCTGATAGCCCAAAGGCAAATGTTTACTCGACTAACTCCATCTATCTGTATGATTATGTGGTCGTAAGCGACACATTCTTTTTGACCAGCGTTTATACTGCTTCCTCAATTGATTCCATCCCTGCGGAAAATAATAATCATGTTGGAGGAAGTGAATGGTATCATGGGGCAAATACTTGGCTTAATAGCCCTAACACGGTTTTCAACAACTATACATGGCGTTACAACCCCAATGCAAGTGTTGTGCGTGGTTATCCTGTATATGGATATGACCCAATTTATTCGGGTACTCCCCAATATACAGCCCTGATGCAAACTCCAATTTACCGTGATGACGGTACGTATTTTGAAATCGTTCGTGGTTATCCGAGGAACCATTACATTCATAAGCGAGGGTATTTTGCATTGGAAAGGTTCATGAGTTATGGACTTGCCAATAGAGCCGTAACTTCGGCGTCTTATCGAAAAGGAATGCAAACGAATGGTACAACTATCGGGCCGACAGGATTAAGTGATGGAAGTGACCCCGTTCAAAGCACTCAGGTCACAAACATTGACCTTATCAAGTCGGACAACGTAATTTACCACTAAAAACCAACGGCTCGTTGATACTTATAGATGAGCATCACTTTATAAAAAGCATATGGCCTACATAGACAACCAAACCATCACCGTAGATGCAGTTCTCACCCAAAAGGGTCGTCAGATTTTGGCGCAGAACGGCAACCTAAACATTACGTCATTTGCCTTGGCAGACGACGAAATTGACTATACGCTGTATCAGCCGAACCATCCCAACGGAAGCGCCTTCTACGATATTGCCCTACGCAACACCCCTGTCTTTGAGCCACTTACTGACGAGACTCAGACGATGAAGTACAAACTCGTGACTTTGAACCAAGGTGTCACGTCCATCCCAGTTATCACTATCGCCCAAGACAAGATTCTCGTGACGAAGGATTACACTGGTGACATCGTTATCAGTCCCTCAACCAACCCCGCCTACAACTTGCAAGCGGGCTATACGGCTATCCTTGGGAACAAGAACGTGGGTATTCTGATTGTGCAACAGACCAATGCTGTCAATTCTGTTTCCAATACTGTACCAACTTTTGCTGGGGACATCAATATTGCCAGTGCCCAAGTCGTTGTCGGAAACTCGTTCCGCTTCGTTCCAAACAGCGGGTTGAACAAAACGACTACGACCAATTTAACAATCATCGGGAATGAATCTGGCGGTAGCACTTCGATTGAAGTTACTGTGACAGTCCCGCCTTCTACAACGCAATAAGCATATGATATTCAACCAATTTGACCCAAAGAAAGACGTAGTAGCTGGTCGTGTTACCCGTGTTGCAAGTGGATTCTGGCCCGATGGTTCGCCGGGATGGGACCAAGGAAATTTCACGGATGACTTCTGGCGCATTACGGGGTCGGGCACCCCGTCGCCTTCGTATGGAACTTCGTTCTATGACGTTCGCTATACGATGTACTATCTGAACGTATTTCCAGACCAATCGTCCTACGTCAATTACGACCCGTACTTCTCCATCGCTTATGGAAACTTTTATGGTGACATCGGAAGTGGTTCGTTCACCACGGAATCTTCGAGCATTGAGGCATCTCCGACCAAAGCCATTTACACTCAGTACAAGAACATCTTGCTTTCCAATTCTGACGTAAATGCCACGACTAACGGAATGTTTTCGATGACAAGTGCCAGCACTACGGTTACGGCAACTGACATTTGGGTAATCAATTTCTCGGCTTACAAAATGAAGGACCGAATTGATGAGGGGTTACTACAACTCAATTTCAGTGGTTCAAAAGGTCTTGTCACTTTGATTGACGACTCTATCTATTCAACCCGTAATCAGTATGTCTATCAGCTTGTAACTGGAAGCTTGACGAACCCTTCCGCAAGTGCAACTTACGAAGGTCTTGGGCTTTTCTATCCACAAGTTGGTATTGTGGTCCTCAATGCTGCTGCTATGGCTCAAAAGCTTGGAATTACAAGTGGGTCGGGCGTAGGTGCTAACACGGGTGGGCCAGTTCAATCTGATGGGTCGTGGCCATACATCTCAGGCTCACTGCCGGGGAATGTTCAATACACTTACAACCACAAAACTCTGTTTGAGTCCATGAACTTGTGCTCGGGTCAACTGATGAATGTCAGAAAATCCGAATATGTCCCTGCCCGCCATTACTTCGTTCGAGTAATGAACCGTGACTTCAACTATAGCAACAACCCGACTTACGTGTACGACGGAACCGATGGTCAGCATCCAAAGGGTCAAATCTATAACGCAGACTTCATTACTGACCCACGAACCTACATCACGACAGTTGGGCTGTACAACGATAGCAACGAACTTGTTGCTGTTGCAAAAATGAGCAGGCCAGCGGTCAAGTCCTTTGACCAAGAACTGCTCATCAAGGTCAGACTTGATTTCTAAGTTCTTACTGAATGAATGATAAAGCACATCAATCACCAGAATGTCTCGACGACGCCGTTCGTTGCGGCTAAGGCCCGTGTTTTATCGAACATTCAGAACGCTGACACTGTTATACTAGAGTCGGAGGTTTATACCAATGGCACTAATATATCCCTCGACTACGTTGATTACAATTTGGGAAACCCCGTAATCAATAGAGAGTGCGATATTGCACTCGAACAACAAGACATTGACTCTCTTGGTTATGAAGAGGGTATCACTGGGTCAGCGAATTTCAATTCGTCTTCCGACGCAAGAAACGCCGATGGAACTTATCAGACCCTTGTCCATCGTCAGACCAAGAATGCGTTCTACAATTCCTACCATAATCCCACGGAAATCTTTGGGGTTGAACACATTGACTTTCCTCTAAGCAAAACTCTCCGAAATCTTGCCGACCACTTTCGGATGTTTAGTATTCCACGTCTTGTATTCGGGGATAAAATACAGCCTAAGAGTGTTCATTTCTATGACACTCTTCTCGACGACAACGTAGAGATTTTCGACGACGGGTATCAAAACCTCATCGCTGGCTACAACCTGTTTTCCAAAGTTCAAGAGGTACGAACATGGCCCTCGGGGTCCAACGAAATTTTACCGGGAACGTCAAGTTGTATTTGTGTCACGTATGACAATAAGCCTCGTTCTGCTTCTGTATCTGAAAGCGGGTCTTTGGATATAGGATTCATAAGCGGGTCATCTACTACCTATCCATTTACAGACGGAACATCAGGCGTAAGCCCGTCTTTATTCGCCGCATTCCATTCAGCATCTCTCGAAACCGTTCCATTTATTGAATACCCAAGCAGTAGAACAGGATATTTATTCGGTAGTGTAGCGAATGAGCGTTATACGGACACGCCGTCTATGGGAGTTGTTTCGTTCCTCTCGGCGACAGTATTAACTGTCGTTCAATCGGGAAGTTTTGAACCACATGATTCGGCCTCAATCACAAGTATTGGGTTCTATAGTGGCTCATTGTTTGATGCAGTTGTGATGTCCACTGGGTCACAAGATAGCGCATCACTTTCTGTCGTGGGATTTTACTCTGGGTCTTTGTTCCAGATGCTTGTGACTGGAAGTACCCCGGGAGAAAGTGGGTCAATAACAAGCGTAGCGTTTTACAGCGCATCGGTTTTCAATGCTATCGTCGCAACGGGTTATGATGATTATGCGAGCATAACGAACGTAGGATTTTACACAGCGTCAGTGTGGGGGGCACCGCCTCCTTAATGACGCATAACAAATAGGAGAGAAATATATGAACACAACACAAAACTTTGGCGGAATGAGCCACACCCTTGAAGGAAGATTCAGGGCGATGGTTGTTGATGCCAACACAGGTGAGGTAGTTCTGGAACAACCAGAATTTACCAAGAACTTAATCTTGAACAACGGTATGGATGGTATTGCTTCCCGAACCTACGCCAATTCGTTTTTGTACGCAATGGGTGGGGTGGGAACAAGGCCAAACAGCATCGTTGGAGCAACGGCTCAAGTATCTCAAAGCTACTATGGGCTTACTCTGTACCCAGATGGAACATTTACGGGGTTTACAACTCCATATTTGGCGTACTACCCACAAAACCTCGAACTCGGTGATGTGATTGTATTCGACTCGGTTCCCGCTGGAACAACCGACCACGTTCAAATTACCACGGCTATTACTGCTCTAACGGCAACGTGTAGTCTATCGCAATCTATTCCACCAACTACGTTTACTGTCTGGAAAACCTCGCAGACGAGTTTAGAGTCCGAAGTGAGTCGTTCTACAAGTTATCTCACGGGGACTGGAAATTGTGGAAGCAGTATCTTATCAGATACGTTGACCCTGCGTAGGACGTTTGACTTCCCCACTGAGACTTCTGCAAGAAACTATACCGAAATCGGTGTAGGTTGGAGCGGCACTCGTCTTGCACCAAATACGACGTTTAGTCGTTTGCGCCTTCCAGTGGTTATTCCCGTGGGTGTCAGTCAACTTTTGAGAGTTGTGTTCCAACTCCAAGTGAAACTTGCACCAACGTCGTCTGTATCACGGCCAAACGTGGTTATCAATGGGGTTGGTGGGGCTGCTAACTGGCCAATTGCTCCTGCAACCAATACTAATGGTTCTGAGTCAATGCAAGCCATATGGAGCAATCCGACTCAAGATGGATATGCTTATGGAACTATCCAAAACATCTATAACACTGGTCAATCAAGTGGGTTTTATTCGCTGGAACCTTCGGGCGATGGACAGTTCTGCTATTTTTGGCTTTCCGAGGATTCGCAGTCACTTCGACCATTCAATACTGCTGTGTCCCGAGGCAATTGGAATACCCAAACTACAAAGGATGCCTATGTCAATGGGACGTACACTGTTCGAAAAACAGGGGTATTTTCTATTGCTCAAGCGAACAGTCTTAAGCTTCGTAGTATGGGTATTGGGCAAGGAAGCGTTTCCCCTAATAACTATGACCCCGGCTCGGCGGATTATCAGGGGTTCACATTCTTGTTCGAGCAATCGCAGTCCAAGTACACCTCGCAGACGCTTACGCTTGCGTATTCGTGGACATGGGACCGAAGCTTCGTGGAATAAGAGGTCTGTATGCTTAAACAACTCAAAAAGACCGATGTGAC